CCATTTTTGGACTGGGTACAAGAGCCTCCATCGAACGCCTCAGAGCCGTAAGTGGCGGCTGTTCTGGAAGCTTAAATCAGTTCGACAAAAACCTTGACGCCAAGATTTGACACTGTATAATTTAATTTGTGGGGAAAGCGGATGCTGACCCTCAGTCAGTCGCAGATCGTCAGGCAATCAGACGCAGCGAGTACCCACACTCTAGTTAACTCAAAACCATACGGAACTCCCATGGACGCAAACAAACTCGTGCAGGTCTACATCAAAATTCGTGATGCCAAGGCCGAAAAAACCAAAGAGCTTGAGGCAGCTGTTGCTGCGCTCGATGAGCAACTGCAGGCGGTTGAGACCGAACTGCTGGAGCTGTGCAAGACCACTGGCCAAGACGGTGGCAAAACCCAATTTGGATCGTTCCGACGATCCGTGAAGACGCGGTACTGGACATCCGACTGGGATAGCATGTACCGCTTCATCAAAGAACACGATGCGCCCCAACTTCTGGAGCGCCGCGTAAGTCAGGCAACCTTCAAGGAATTCTTGCAGGCCAATCCTGACGCCATGCCAGAGGGCATGAACGTAGACTCGCGCTACGCCATCACTGTCACTCGTGCACGTTAAACCAAGGAATTTCAAATGAGCAACATCACACTTTTCAAATCTGGCTCCGCTATCCCCGCCCACCTCCGTGACGTCGCAGACGACGCCACCAAAGACATCGCCAACTCATCCGGCGGTAAGCAAATCTCCATCAAAGGCGGCGTATGGCGCATGATGGTCGGCGGCGAGGAAGTCGCGAAGAACGAAGACCGCGCGATCAACATCGTGGTCCTTGCCGCCAGCAAGGGCGTGTCCCGTACGTACTACGCTGAGAAATACGAAGAAGGCAAAGATGTCAAGCCGACCTGCTGGTCTGCTGAGGGCGGCGTGCCAAATACTGAGGTGCCTGCAGACCAAGTACAGGGCAAGACCTGCGCCACCTGCCCACAGAACATTGAAGGTTCTGGTGAAGGCAAGTCCCGTGCATGCCGTTACAGCAAGCGCTTGGCCGTGACGTTGGAAAACGACATCGAAGGCAACATCTACCGCCTGTCCGTCCCCGCAAAGTCATACTTTGGCAAGGCCGACGGCGACAAGATGCCCCTGCAAGCGTACGGCAAGTTCCTGTCTGGCCATGGCATCCCAATCACTGGCGTCGTGACCGAAGCCCGCTTCGACACATCTGAAGCCGTGCCTGTGTTGAAATTCCGCGCCGTGCGTCCGTTGGATGAGCGCGAGTGGTTGGCAGCCAAGGCACAGGGCCAGACCGACGATGCCTTGCAGGCTGTCGAGTTCAAGATGACCATCTCCAAGCCCTCGGAGCAGCCCGCGCTGCCCTCAGCGTTTGCTGGTGTGGCCATCCCTGCCAAGGAAGCCGCCACGCCCAAGGTTACTGCTGAGGAAGTGGCAGAGCCCGTCAAGCGCGCCGCCAAAGCCAAGGCCGAGACTGCGCCCGCCACCAAGAATGTTGCTGACATTCTGAACGACTGGGCCACGGACGAAGATGCCTAATCGAGCCCGAGGGTACGACTCCCTCTTCATCCACAAGGTTAAATCCGTTGACCACCCAGCTGTCATTGCGCAGCTGGTCGCGGTGTGCATCGACAAAAACATCCCAGCCTCAGCTGTGGCCCCGATGTTTGGTGTGACCCGCGCAACGGTCTACAACTGGATGACGGGTTCGACGGCACCAAACCCTCGGTATCTGGCTCTTTTCCCACGGGTCACTGCGCGTTTGTTGAAGCGCAAGTGACCCGGCCCAGCGGGGCGGCAGGGTGACCTGCCGCCCCTTTTTTGATCCAGCCACCCGTGAGGTTTTGTGACTGACTTTCTCGAATCCGTTCTCCCCACGAAAGGGGCATACTGCACGGTGGGAATCCGGTCCGGTGTTGTGCAGCAATCGTTCCAATGGACCATTGCAGATGTAGAAGCAACCGGAGCCGGGTTTGACACCTCGGGGGTTGATGCGTATTTCGCGCTGGCAACCTTCCACGACAATTCAAGCCGCAAGGCCGACAACGCAGCGTTCCTGCGGGCCTTCTTCCTCGATCTGGACTGCGGCACGGGTAAACCCTATGCCGACCAGCCCGCCGCTGCGCAAGCGCTCTCCCGTTTCATCAAAGATACAAAGCTGCCGAGCCCCACCGTGGTCAATTCCGGTGGTGGCCTGCATGTGTACTGGCCTCTCACTGAGGACGTCCCCGTTGCCGAATGGGCGGTCCACGCCAAATCCCTCAAGCGGTTGTGCACTCAGCACAACTTGCACGCAGACCCCGCCGTCACGGCAGACTCGGTGCGCATCTTGCGCATACCGGGCACTCACAATTTCAAGGGCGGTCAGCGCCGCCCCGTTCAGATCGTCGCGCAAGGTCAGCCGACTGACCTTAAATCGTTCACCGACCTCCTGCCCCCCGCACCCGTGGACCTGTCAGCCGCCAAGCAGTACGGCATGGATGCAGCGACACGCGATCTCGTAGGTGGGGATTACCCTAAGTGCCTGTTCTCCCGGGTGGCCACCCGCAGCATCAACGGTCATGGGTGCAACCAAATCAAGCATGCGCTGGTCAATGCCGCCACGCTGGAGGAGCCTTTGTGGCGCGCCGCACTGTCAGTGGCGATCAGGTGCGAGGATGGGGCCACAGCCATCCACAAGCTGTCACAGGCGCACCCCGGGTACACGGCAGCCAACACAGAGGCCAAGGCCGCAGAGACCAAGGGGCCGTACACCTGCCAGTGGTACAAGGACAATTACGCCGAGGGCTGCAAGGGCTGCACCCACATGCTCAGCAGCCCGATCTTGATTGGCAAAGTGATTGAGGCCGCGCAGGTCACGGACGACCAGTACGTGATCGACAAGGAGGAAGACGACGACTCCCCAGCCATGGCCCTGTCCATTCCGGCGTATCCATTCCCATACTTTCGCGGGGCCAAAGGCGGCGTGTTCCGCAATGACCGCAGCAAAGACGGCGAGGACATTGAGGTTGAAATTTATCCGGACGACCTGTACCTGACAGAGCGCTTCTTCGACTCCGACGAGACCGGCTCAGGCGACGGGGAGATGGTGGGCATCAACCTGCACATGCGCAAGGACGGCGTCCGCAGATTCTTTGCCCCGGTCACTTCCCTGTTCGCCACCGACAAGCTTCGCGATCTGCTGGTGCGCAATGGCGTGGTGGCGTACGGCAAAAAATTGGAGCTCCTCATGGCGTACTTCGCATCCTCAATCCGCAAACTGCAATCTCAATACTCCGCAAACCGCACCCGCAACCAAATGGGCTGGACCCCAGACCTGCTGGGCTTTGTGGTTGGTGAACTCGAATACACAGCATCTGGCCTGAAGCTGGCCCCACCAGCCAGCGGCACCCGCGAACTGGCAGCCCACTTCAAGCCCGTTGGATCGCTGGACAAATGGAAGTCCATCGCCAACTTCTACGACCGGGAGGGCTTGGAGCCGCATGCGCTGGCGCTGTTCTTTGGGTTTGGCTCCCCACTGCTGAAGCTCATGGACAACAACGCCGTCAAGGGCGCGATGGTGCACCTCAAGCACAACGGGTCAGGCTCCGGCAAGACCACGGCACAGATGGTGGTCAACTCGATCTTTGGGCACCCAGAAGACCTGCTGATGAAGAAAGAGGACTCGTACGCCTCGAAGATGCACCGGCTGGGCATGATGAACAGTTTGTGCTTCACCGTTGATGAGATCACCAATGAGAAGGCCGAGATTCTTTCCGACATGGCCTACGGGTTCACGTCCGGCCGAGGCAAGCACCGCATGGAATCCCAATCCAACAAGATGCGGGCCAACCACACGACGTGGTGCAACATCACGCTGACCTCGGGCAACGCCTCGGCCACCGATGTCCTGCAGCAGTACAAGAGCACCGCAGACGGGGAGCTGCGGCGCGTACTGGAGATTGCGGTGCCGAAGTACACAGGGGCCACCAAGCAGGAGATTGACGCCGTGTTCAAGCAGCTCAGCTCCAACTATGGAGTGGCCGGGCCGGTGTACATCGAATACGTGCTGAAGAACACGGACAGCGTCCGCAACCTGCTGACCAAGATGCAGGCCAAGGTCGACGCCGCCCTGAACTTGGACCAAGCTGACCGGTTCTATTCATCGATCCTGACATGCGCGTTTGTGGGGGCCTTGATTTCCCAGCGGCTGGGTTTGCACGACATCACAATCAACCGGGTGTACGAGTTCGCGCTGGCGCTTGTGGAGCAGAACCGGGCATCGGCAAAGGCCGACCTTGGAGACCCCACGATCATCGCGCAGGAGACCTTGGCGGCGTTCATTAACGAGAATGTGAACAACGCCTTGGTGGCCCCGCTGTGGTCCCCCAGTGGAGTGCCGGAGCGCCCTGCGATCACCCCGAAGGGCCCGCTGCGCATGCGGTACGACCCGGACACCCGGGAGTTGTCCATTGCCGTGCCGGAGTTCCGCAGGTTCTTCTCCGCCCGTCAGGTGGACGTGAAGGACAGCGTGCACCACCTGAATATGGCCAAGATCATGAAGCACGACGGCAAGTCCCATTCCGTGCGGCTGGGGGCGGGCGCGGTGGGGGGCTTGAGCGGCATCCCCGTCCGATGCTACGTGTTTGACGGCAACGCCATTGGCATCGATGCGACGTTCTTCTCCGCCGA